CAGATTCTAATGCCTCGGTAATTGGTCTAGCAACATAGACATTCTTTAAAAGCCCTGGAATTTATCTTCCAGGGCTTTTTCATTTGAGCAAGATCAAAAGAGCTTGATAATTCTCATATGCTTCACGTAAAATGGTTCGGGATTCTTCTAAAGTAGATGGATATTTCTTCTTCAACAACTGTTCAACTTCATAGCCACTTAACTCGCCGAAACCATTGATGATCATCGAATTTCTCCTAGTCAGAATCTACCAATCTTAAAAGAAGTTGGTAAGAATCATATGCATCTTGAAGGGTTTTATTCAGTAAAGTAAAATTTGCTTAGCAAAGACTAAAATCCATCATAAAGTTCCATCGGTTTTCATATTCATTCTGGATATTTCTTAGCAAACATTTCTACGAATGAGTTAAGTTGTCTGGTAACTCGTTCCAAATGAAACATTCCACACAATTGCAAGAAATGAACTCCTATTTGACTCACTCCTTTTGGAATGGATACAGCTGAAATATGTTGATCAAAGCTTTCTCTTAAATCAATCGGCTGACATTCTAAATCAATCAATGATTTATTAATCAAGAATTCATCCCGGACAATTCGATCATTCTTATCATGATCAGTCCAACGATGATTCATAAAATTGTTCCAATCAGAAGTTCGCCGCTCTCGATCACAATATGCATCAGTGATTCCAACTGATGATTTAGATGATTTCATCCTCGCTCCTGGATAAGCTGAAAAAACATTATCACCAGAATAAGCTTTGATACACTTAGTGAATAACGCGAATTCCCACCAATTCTCTGGCACATCAGCCAATTCATAATTATTAAGATATCTCTTGGTAATTGATATCTTATCCTTGACGGTGAAATCAAACCGTTTACCCTCTAGATCAGTAGGACCAGATTGATCGATGATTAGTGAACGGGTTGGTTCAAATAAGATAAGGTTTGGATGCTTTAATAATTGTACGAAATCTGAGTCGGTGGACATTAAGACGCATTTGTCAGTTGGATGCAAGTTGATGAAACGAGCGATCAAATCATCAGCTTCTGCATTAGAGTGCCTTAAAATAGTAGCGTTCGTTTTTTCGTCTAAAAAGGCTCTAAAATGGTCAAAAGCCGCCATAAAAGCATCATCTTCTTCTATTTCTGATGCAGTTTTGATCACATTATTTCTGTTGGCTTTATATCGCGGATATACGGCCTTCCTCCAAGAACGACCTTCAAATGCGATTACAAGATGATCTGCATTGAATCTTTTCCAAGCTGCATGAATCGAACTTAGATTAGCCGATATCATTAATCCAATATGATCCTCAATTGTTTCAGCACGAGTAGCATGAC